TGATGGCCGTCGAGGCTTGGGCGAGCATGGCACTAACTGCGTCCGGTGTTGATATCTGACCAAGCACTCCAGCCGCCGCCAGGGGTGGTCTGATGAGATTGCCAGAGACCGCCAGCAGCGGTGACTGTTACTCGCAAGCGACCGTCGCTGAGCTTCTCGGCAAAGAGGTTTGAGCCGGCGATGCCGCCCATGACTTCGACCCATGGCCCAACCTTGCCGCCAGGCTTTGAGGCCCAAGCGTGGACCGCTTGACCGCCAGAGGTAAGAGCGAACCATTCCTCGCGGCCGTCGGTGTTGATGAGTTTGAACATGTCAGCCTCGCTAGATTCGGTGGGCGTTGGTGCCGGTGGGGTTGGTTGGCCGACGATCGCTTCGACAAGAAGCTGATCGAGAGTTGCACGATCGGGATGGCGTGACCATGCGTCTGAGCGATCCCATGGTTGAACATCGCCGTGGCAGAACAGACCGGGACGGTTGAGTGCGTCGGTGCCGATCCATTGAGCGTTCGCTGCTGGATCGATTCCGAGGAATCCCCACAGGGCACGAATGGCTTCGCCTGCTCGAGCGATCATTGCTTGAGTGTTGGCATCGTCGGGGCTGAGATCAGCACTGCGACCGGCGAGACAGATGTGCCAGGTGCGCGAGTTGTAGCCAGAAGCGGCGACGCTGAAGGTGGTGTAGTCCGGCGGAACTAGCACGACGGTTTCTTCACTGTCGACGATGCAGGCATAAGAGCCGGGGTCGCTGCGTCGAGCAATGAAGCTTGCCAAGTTGGCAGCGCTTCCTGGACCGGTTGGGCCTTCGCTGGTGTGCACGCCGATCGCATAGGTCGGCGTTGCGTTCCTTGAGGGATAGAACTGCGGCGACGCCGGTGGATTGTCGAGCAGGTAGTAGCCCATCAGGTTCCGAGCCAGGTGGCCTGAAAGAAGGTTGGGACACCGGCGGCGTTTGCAAGCACTTGAATGGTGCCGGTGCCGTCATGTTGGACACAAAGTTTGAACAGATCGCCGACGGCAGCGTTGTGAATCACGGAAAGATTGACGCGTGGCACAAGGAATGAGCCAGAGTTCAACGCGCCCTGAGCGGCGATGGCGTCGGCCGATGTTGGTGCGCCTCCGCCTGTTGCTTGTCGTGTGATAAAGGCGGTTTTGTTTTCGCCACTGTTGATTGTTGTCCACGCGATGTTTGCGGTTAGAAGCCATTTGCCGGCGTAACCGGTAGGGACGGTGAAGGTGTTCGAGGCATAGAGGTTGCCGTGATCGTAGGTTTCGCTTGCTAATGAGACGACGGTAAAGGTGTTAGCCGTGATGGTCTGCGCGCTTGTTTTTGTTACAGAGAAACCGGGAACAGGGATTCGAGCTTCACGCCACGACCCATCGGTGTAGGTGTAGAGGCCCTCTGTGCGGTCGCCAGTATTCAGGAAGCAGACCATGCCCTCTTCAGCAGTGACCGCTGCATCGCGAGCAGCAGCCGACGCAAAGACCATCACGCTCTGTTCCATCAAATAGTTGTTGACATCTGATGCCGTTAGCACCGCTCCAGCGGTGAAGTTTTTGAAGCCAGAACCCATTGCGGTGTCCTCCTGCTAGTGAGCGAGCTTGTTTTGATCCAAGACGCCGAAGTTGGTGTTGTCGAGAATGAAGAAGCCGGTGTAAAACGTGGCGCTTGAAAGGCCGAACGTGGTGGTCCAGTTGCCGGGCGTGATTGTGTGGCCGACTGATTCAACGAAACAGTCGCGCTCAACAGCCGAGCCGCCGCCAGGCACTGCGAACTTCACCGTCACACGATCGCGAATCTTGCGTGAAAGCAGATCGGGATACAGCGTGGACGGATTGCCCTGGGGTGCAAAGCGAATCTCCTCTGGTCGCAGCTCAGGGTTCGCATACTGCGAAGCCAAGAACAGGGCGAGATCCTTCGCTTCGTTCTGTCCGTAGGAAGTGTCACTACCAACAGTCGAAACGATCGGCACCTCGATTGCGAGGGTGCGTGCGCCATAAAGCGAGATTGATTCAGCGTTTGAAACGATGACGGTGGTGCCGGTGAGTGCCTCGCCGGTGACTGCGTTCGTCACCTTGCGGTCGATCTTTACGATGTTGTAGATCAGGGAGTCGTCATAGACGATCGAGGTGTCGACGAACTTTTTGCCTGCAGCATCGGTGGTGTCATAGGTCGACTGCACTGTGATTGAGCGCTCGTCAGAAATGATGGCATCACGATCAGCGAAGATGACGGTGCCATCGTCGTCGACGTAGATGACGCCAGAGTCTGCAGCTGCCGCTTCCTGCAGCATGTCAAGCGGCGTCTTTGTGGCGTCCTGTGGTGCTAGGTAGGTGGTGCCTTCGTCAATCTGGCGCAGATTGTCGGGCCAAGCAATCGCATCAAGAATTGTTTCAATGCGAAGCCCTGGCAGGTCGGTGCCTGCGCCGATGATTGGCGTGGTCGACACGCCGCCCGAGACGTTGATATCTCCAGTCGTTCCCGATCCAGTGACATCGATTGAAGAGGGCCCGAAGCCGCCGCCGTCCGAGGGCTTTGAGATTCCAATGTCGAAGGTTGTGGTAGCGCTTGACGAGATGCTTGCTGTTGAGGGCAGACCGCCGATGATTGTCGACAGTGGCTTGAAAGCATCAGAGCAAGAGATCGTGGCGATGGCATCGCCGTTGCCTGCATCTGAATAGTTGAACGTCCACGAATCAATGAAGCCACGAAAGATTGAGTAGGTGGTGCCATCCCAGGTCGCACGAATTACGACAGGGATCGAGGGCACGACGCCAGTGACGCCGACGGTGGCGTTGTAGTACGGGCTGGCTGTGTTGGTTGGGTCGAATGATCGGTCGCGATTGTCCAGAGTGATCGTTGCCGTGCCAGTGCCGAAACGCTCAAGCGCTCGACGCCTGCCACGGTTAGTGCTGACTGACCGCACCGAGGTAGAGATGTCGTAGAAGAACGCACCGTCGCCGAGGGTGGCAGTGTCGAGACCGGGATCGGTGACATCGAGAACGAGTCGGGTGCCAGTGTTCGCCCCGACGACCGAGGGAGCAAAGAGCACCTCGAGCGTTGGCATGTTGGCGAGGCTCATGGCACAAGTACCGTTGCGCCTCGACGACTAGCGCGCGCGATGGCATCGATGACGACGCGCTCAATGGCGTCGGGATCTCCTGCGACAGTGTTGATCGTGACGTTGATTGCAGGACCGCCGCCGAGACCGTTCCCGCTGAACAGTGCCTTCTGCTGCTGAGGGTTCAGGATCATCTCGTTGTCATGCAGCACAGCGAGACCAGAGCCGCCACCGACTCCAGTGTTGAAGACACCGCCTTCGGCGAAGCGTGGAATGGAGAAGGTCTTGCCAGCGATAAGTGCGCCGACGCCGGTGTATTTTACCCAATCGGGAACGGTTACCGAGAAGCCGCCGAGGGTGTTGTTCCAGAGATTCTTGATGCCGTTGAAGGCAGCCTCAAAGGGTGCAGTGATTGCGTTGCTGATGCCGCTGAACACGCTGCCGATGATGTCTTTGGCGGTTTGGAAGAATCCCCACACGCTCTCGATGCCGGACTTGATGTTATTGAAGGCTGTCTGAATCAATCCCCAGGCGGTGCTGATTGCGCCGGTGATTGCGCTCCACACTGTCTGCACGACATTCCAGAGCAACTGGTAGTAGGTAATAAGGAATCCGATGCCGACTTGAATGGCATCCCAGATGACCTGGATGACAGTCCACGCAGCTTTGATTGCGGTGAGGATTCCCGACCAGACGTTCTGAACGATGTCCCAGAGGATCTGGAAGTTGTTCCACATGAACATGATGTACGCAATAATCGCTTTAAAGTAAGCGACCGTAATGTCCACGGCGACGCCGGTGACAGTTTGAATGACTGACCAGACTGTCTCCCAGTTCGCCTGCAGCCACTTGATGATTGCAACCATTGCAACGATCGGCACGATGATGACGCTGCCAAGAATGAGAATGATCGCTGCATAGGCTTTGTGGTCCATGATCCATGTGAAGACCTGGTCCCAGTTTCTGTAGAGATAGATTGCAGCAGCGACCATCGCTCCAATGGCGACGCCGATGGCGATGAACGGTGCAGCTGCAGCAACAGTCGCAGCAATAGCGGCGAGCATTGAGACCGTGTAGGCGGTGAGCACGATAATCATGATGCCGCCGAGTACGCCGGCGACAATGACCATCATGTCTTTGTGTTCTTGCATGAACTTGGTGAGCTCGTCGACCTTAGGGCCGAGAGTGTCCATGAGTTCGCCGATCTTGTTGAACACTCGAGTGGCGATTGGTTCGATGGCCAAGAACACACGGTTCTTGAGCATGGTCAGTTTCTCGGCGAAGTCTTGAGTGTCTGCGCTTGCGCCGAGGATGGTTTCGCCGCCGCCTGCGATGGCTGCGGTCATGTCTTCGTACGAGAGCTTGCCTTCACGAATGAGGGCTGCAAGTTTCGGGCCAGCCTTTGCGCCGAACACGTCGAGCGCAATGCCTGCGCCAGCAACGTCGCTAGGTGCGCCCTTGATTGCGTTGAAGGTTTCGGTGAAGACGCTTGAGGCGTCTTTGCCTTGCTTGGCTGCAGTAGCCAGGGACTTCGACAGCGCTGGCATTACGTCGCCAGCATCCACGCCAGCCTTGGCGAGTGTGGCGAGGAAGCCTGCGGACTGGTCGAAAGAGAGACCAACTTCACGCAGAACAACGCCGGCTCCACTCATGGTGCCGGCAAGTTCCGCAACCGACACGCCAGAGGCTTGCGAGGCACGGAACAAGAGATCGAGTTTGCCCGATTGTTCACCAGCGCCGACGCCGAAGTTGTTGAACACGTCGGTGACTGCTGTGAGGTTGCCGCCGAGATCGGTGCCGGTCATGCGTGACAGCTCGAGCACCTGGCTAGAGAGTGTCTGCAGAGGTGCTCCGGTGAGGCCGAGCTTCTGTGAGAAGACGGTGATGGCTTTGCCAGCATCGCCGAACGATGCAGGCACTGCGCCTGCGACCGCTTTCATGTCGGCTTGCAGTGCCTCGAGTGCTGGACCGGTTGCGCCGGTGCCGATGCGAATGCTGTCGAAGGCGTCGTCGAATTGTGAGCCGACTTCAAAGAGTCCGACAGCCACGGCGGAAGCGCCAGCAAGCATGCCGAGACTGGCAGCCGCTGCGCCCTTCATGATCTTCTGAGAAGTCGATGAAGTTGAGGCGGCGAGTTTGTCTAGCTCTTTGCGAGCCTTGTCGATTCCAGCGTCGTTGAACTTCGAGACGACATCAATAAACACCGACATGTCGCACTCCTAGGGTTCAAGACTGTTTGAATCAAAACTGCTTTGCAGCTGCTGTTCATAAAACTGAACAATCTGCCTGATGTTTTTGTTTGCTGTCTGCCAGCCCTTCGACTCGTACCAAGCACGCCAGATAAGGCGTCGAGGTTTGCCGAGGTTGGCGCTGAGCAAGGATTCGCTCAAGACGTTTTTCTTTTTACGTCCGGCAAGCTCAAACGCTACGGCCGCACCGTCAAGGTTGGAGATGCGCCACGCTGCCTGCTCAGCCGAGCCGGTCTTGCGTCGTCCGCCTTGCTTGACGACGATACCTTTACGGGCGCGTGTCGGGTCCCAATACGGCAGACCATTTCCACTGCTGTTTTCGGGGTACCGTCCTACGCCGTACTTCCAATTTGACAGCGGCTGATCGGGAACAAGACTTCGCGCCCTGTTAGCGATTGGCTGCAGCACGTTGCGGATCTCTTTATCCATTGCTCTACGAAGTTTCGGATCGAACTCCTTGAGCTCTTTCTTAAACTCGTCGTAGTTGTAAAGAGACAAAGCCAGATCGAAACCTGACATGTCGATGGCGGTAGGTGCCGTCGGTGTAAGAGCACGCGGTGGAGTTCGGCTCTTTGGCATCTCTACCCCTTCCGAGATTGTTCTTTCAGTACCGCAACGATCGCCCAGAACACGTCCGGTGGAGTGTCGAGCAGATCGTTGGGTGCGATGCTGGTGGCGACAGAGACCTGCGCCACCAGCATCGTCATGCTTTCTCTAAAGGGACGCGCGGCTCGTCGCCGGCTTCGATCGAGTCGATGTCGTCAAGCCATTCGTCGAATGGTTTCACGACAAGACCGGCAACGTGCGAGCCCTTCCAGGCTGCCCAGCAGAGCGCTTCGTAGGAGGCGTCCTGGCCGAACAGTTGAGTCATCGGCTTAGCGAACTGACGCTCGGCAGCCACGATGACCTTGGGGGTAACGGGGATCTCATACGGCTCGCCCTGTGCAGGGACAACCCGTAGACGCATGAGAGCAGCCATGACTAGGCCGTCGCCTTGGCGATGGTGCCGTCGATTGGCCAAGTGATCGAGGCCGAGGCGAGTTCGCCGACCTGCGCATCGAGTGGCATCCATTCGGTGACAAGCGCCGAGAAGGTGTAAGACGGATTGGCGGTGCCAGTGGCGGTGCCGTTGGGCTTGACGATGACCGCAGCGGTGCTGCCGATCAATGGGTAGAGCGTGGCTTCGACTGACGCAGCTGCGAAGTCTTGGTTGAAGTCGATCGCTACTGACGAGTCAGCGAGACCGGCAACGCGACGGACGGCAGTGTTGCCGAATGTCGTGGTCTCGATCTCGGCGCGCGTTGTTGAGAGTGTCACCTTGGTGATGTGGCTTGAGAGGTCCACGCCGCCGATGGAGACGTTGGCATTAGTGATGACGATGGCCATGACGGCTTAGTCCTCCTGGGTAGATGTTGCTGGTTCGACCTTGGTGGTCTTGGACTTGGTGCTTGCGAGATGACCAGCACCGATGAGGTGCTCGATGTCGCAACCCTCGAGGTCGTCATCGCTGACGATCTCGCCGGGTTCGTGGCCCACCACGTTCAGTGGGCCGACGATCTTGTAGGTGTTCACGGGGACTCCTATGCGTGGACGGTGACGTTGAACTCGCAGGTGAGATACGAAGCGTCACCAAGCGAAAGAGGTCGGACGGCGATCATGTCGCCGACCTTGAGCGTTGAGCAGTTACCGCCGAGCGTCTTGTCGGCTTCGATTGCAGCGCGCACTGACTGACCGCCGGCGTAACTCATCCAGTCGTCGAGGTAGCGCTGAGCTACTCGATCACCCATGCGACCGGCGACCAGGCTGATGGTGAACTCCCATTCGGAAAGTCCCCCAGCCATCGCACGGTGGTAGGTCACCGACTGCATCTGTATGACTGCCATCGGCGGGTTCACTTGCTCGGGCAGATGATCGGCGACTCGCAGCCCTGAGATGGTTGCGAGACGAACGCCGAGTGCAGTCTGTATCGAAGAGGCGGTGCCAGCCATTAGGCGACGACCGGATTGCGATACGGGCGCAGCATGCGCTCCACATCGGGATCGATGGCGCGCACGGTGATGGCTCCGAGATCGCCGAAGCCAGCGACGCCGAGAAGCGAGTCGCCACGCTTCACGAGACGACCAGCCAGGAGGATGCACGCCGAGGTAACTGGCGAAGGCACTGATGGCCATCCCCACTTGGCAGTGACCTGCAGGTAAGCCGGTGCGGCGGTGGTGAGAAAGTAGAACCCGATCGAGCGAATCGATGTGATCGGTGAGCCCTTGGCGAGACTGTTGACTGGCTCGAGCTGATACTGCGAAGCGGTGAGCGTTGTGGCGTAGGTGCCGTCTCCAGCCGAGTCGGTCTTGATTACCAGGCCAGTGGTGGTTGAGATGTCGTCGACCATGACGAGATCTTCGACCGGTGGAACATAGAGCCGAGCGGTTGCTGCAGCGTCGGCATAGAAGCGACGGTCGCAGTGCTGGTCGATGACTCGTGAGGCTTCGGTGATGCGTGCCTCGAGCATGGTGTCGTCGACGTTGTCATTGATGCGCATCACGCTCTTGAGCTCAGCGAGGGTGCAGTAGCCGTTGGTGATGGCCATTAGATTCTCCAGACGCGGACATAGCCGCGGACGATTTCGTTAGCGCCATGCTCGGCAAGGAACCACGCAACCTCTGAGCCTTTGCCCTGGTTGTCTTCGTTGTCGTCGACTGCGACGATTGAGCCAGGGGCCAGCAGGTTGAGAGCTGCCATGAGTTCGTTGAGGTGATGAGCTGCTGCTGGCTGCGGGTTCTCAAAGTCGACGTCGAACGAGTCGAGGTAGAGAAAGTTGCAATGGCCGCTGAGTGTTGGGATCACATCGAGGGAGTCGCCGACGATTGCGGTCGTTGCTTGCAGTCCGAGTTCGGCGACAAGTTCAGCACCGAGTGGATTGATGTCGATGGTGGTGACGGTGCCGCCGAGGTCGGTGGCGAGTGTGTCCCAGACGATCGTTGACTGGCCGTCGCCTGTCCAGTTGCCTAGGTCCCTGACGGTGCCGGTCTCAACGATGCGACAGCCTTCGCCCAGCAGCTCGGCGATGGTGGCGAATGCTTCGTGCCTTTTGCCGAGCCGGTCCCAGGCGATCACTTCGCCATCAGTTCGTCGATCTCGGCGAGCACTGGCAGCCAATACTTGTCGAAGACGATCTTGTTGTCGTAG